TGATGAAGGACAAGAAGGATGACAAGAAGCCCGCCAAGAAGATGATGGGCGGCGGCAAGGCCTACGCCAAGGGCGGCGGCATCGAGTCCAAGGGCAAAACCAAGGGCAAGATGGTCAAGATGATGGGCGGCGGAAGCTGCTAAGGAGATTAAAATGCCTGCAATTGATCCAAAGTCTCTTCCTGCAAATATGCAACCTGGGGCGCCCGCAAGGAACCTGACACCGCAAGAAATGCAAATGGCCCTTGCACAAATGAAAGCCTCTCGTGTTGAAGAAAGGCCCCCTGCTGATTTTGTAGAAGAAGTTCCTCCGCAAATGCCTATGATCCCAAATAGGCGCTTTAATCCTTCAGGTCGTTCAAATATTTCTCGTCAATACGCCAAGGGTGGTTCGGTATCTTCTGCTTCCAAGCGGGCTGATGGATGCGCTACTAAAGGCCATACCAAAGGCAAGATGGTGTAACTATGCGACCTTCACGCGGGATGGGCGCGATTCGCCCAGAACTCAAAGCCCCTCGCAAGGTGCTCCGCAAGGATGCACTGGAGCCAACCAAACTCTACGCCGAGGGCGGAGAGACCCGCGTGAACGAGGCTGGCAACTACACCAAGCCAGGAATGCGGAAGTCACTCTTTGAGAAGATTAAGGGGCAGGCCACGCAAGGCACCGCTGCAGGGTCTTGGTCCGCGAGGAAGGCACAGCTACTGGCGAAGCAGTACAAGGCCAAGGGCGGCGGGTACAGGGACTGACATGAAGGCCCCGCAGAAGAGTCTGAAGGATTGGGGAAACCAGCGTTGGACGACCAAAAGTGGCAAACCTTCTAGCAAGACCGGCGAACGCTACCTTCCAGAGGCCGCGATCAAGTCCCTCACTCCTGCTGAGTACGCTGCCACCACTCGGGCCAAACGCGCAGGTAAAGCCGCTGGCAAACAGTTTGTCAAACAGCCTCCCAAGGTTGCTGCAAAAACCGCAAAGTTTAGGTAAGCCATGACCACATCCGGCACCGCTACATTCAATCTCGATCTCAATGACGCGGTCGAGGAAGCCTTTGAGCGCTGTGGTGCCGAGTTGCGCACGGGCTACGATCTGCGCACGGCTCGTCGGTCCTTGAACCTGTTGTTCGCAGACTGGTCGAACAGAGGAATTAACCTTTGGACAGTAGAGCAAGGCTCCCAAGTACTGACACCCGGTACTGCCACCTACACGCTGCCCGCCGATACGGTAGATTTGATGGAGCACGTGATCCGCACGGGTGCAGGCAATGTCTCGACGCAGGTGGACCTGACAATCACGCGCATCTCGGTCTCTACCTACGCCTCCATCCCGAACAAGCTGCAGCAAGCAAGGCCGATTCAGGTTTACATCGACCGCCAGCAGCCTGCTCCGACCTTCACCGTTTGGCCCATGCCCGACAGTTCACAGACCTACACGTTCGTCTACTGGCGCTTGCGCCGTATTGATGATGCTGGCACAGGTGGTACGTACACGCAGGACATCCCCTTCCGTTTTCTCAATGTTTTGGTGGCTGGACTGGCGTACTACCTGTCCATGAAAATTCCCGGCGCGATGGAGCGCATGCAGGTGCTGAAGGCGCAGTACGACGAAGCCTGGGATCTGGCAAGCACGGAAGACCGTGAGAAGGCTGCGGTACGGTTCGTGCCCCGGCAGATGTTTATCAGTTAATTAGCCAGTTTATCGTCACAGGCTAAACTCCCTAAACTATGTCAAACCGCTTCGCTAACGGTGCAAAGGCCTTCGGGTTTTGCGATCTTTGCGGTTTTCGTTTTACCCTAAAGAAGCTCAAGAACCTGACGGTTAAAACAAAGCAGACTGCGATCAAAGCGTGTCCTCAATGTTGGACCCCAGATCAGCCGCAGTTGCAGCTTGGGATGTATCCCATCTCAGATCCGCAGGCCATACGAGATCCACGTCCAGATACGAACACTTGGTATCAGTCAGGCAACAATGGTTTGCAGACAAGCCCGACGCAAGGCACTGGGCCGGATCAGGAAGGTTTCCCGGGAGAAGGTAGCCGTGTGATCCAGTGGGGCTGGGCCCCTATTGGTGGAGCACGAGATTTTGACGATGCCCTCACGCCAAACGACTTGGTTGGCCGGGGATATGTTGGTACAGTGGTGGTCGTCACGACCTAAGGAGTGAATGATGAAGAAACCTATGACCCTCAAAGAGCACGCAAAGTTGCCCGCAAGCAAGGCACATGGCCCGAAGGCTGCTGGCTTCAAGAAGGGCGGCAAGACGGATGCCGACATGCTCAAGTACGGGCGTGGCATGGCTAAGGTCATGAACCAAAAGGTGGCACCATGATGCCCGTCAAGAAGCTCGCCCCCGCTAAACCGGGGCAACCGCAAGAGATCGAAACCCTCAAGGACGAGATCTGCATGGTTGTTGGCAATATTGCCATGGGCAAGCCGCCCGCCGTCAAGACCTCGGGTATCAAGATCCGTGGTACTGGCGCTGCTACTAAGGGAACCATGGCTAGAGGGCCGATGGCGTGAACTACTCCGAGTTGAAAACCGCTGTTGAGGATGCGACCGAGAACACGTTCTCGTCTACTGACTTCGCTACGCTTACAAAACTTAGTGAGCAGCGCATCTACAACTCGGTACAACTCCCCACGCTTCGCAAGACCTCCACGCTGTCCTTGACGGGGCAGAACGTGAATGCGCCGACGGATTTTTTGTCTGTCTACAGCCTTGCGGTGGTGCTGGCAACGGGTAGCTACGAGTTCCTCCTAAACAAGGATGTGAACTTTATCCGTGAGTCGTATCCCGACCCTGCGGTGACTGGGACTCCAAAGTACTACGCCCTGAACGGCACCAACACGCCGCTGGTGCAACGTTTCTTGTTTGGCCCGACGCCCCAGGTATCCCCGGTGCTGTCTGCGGAACTGAACTACTTCTACTACCCCGAGAGCATTGTCACGGCCACCAACACATGGCTGGGCGACAACTTTGACTCTGTGCTGTTCAACGCAGTGATGGTCGAGGCGGCTCGGTTCATGAAGCAGGAGCAGGACATCGTTGCCCTGATGGACAAGGAATACGGCGCATCGCTTGCGCTGTTGAAGAACCTCGGCGATGGGAAAGATCGACAGGATTCTTACCGCAGTGGACAAGTGAGAATACAGGTGAACTAAATGGCTTTGGCTCAAACGCTATGCTCTTCGTTCAAACAGGAGTCATGGCTAGGCGTTCATGACCTGGACACGGACGTTCTGAAGATGGCGCTCTACACGAGCGCCGCTTCGCTTGGTGCGGACACCACTGCCTACACCCTCACGGGCGAAAGTTCTGGTACGGGCTATACCGCTGGGGGCGAGATCCTTACCAATGTGCAGGTGCTTCTGTCTGGCACGACGGCCTATGTCACGTTCGACAACCCGACATGGACGGGTGCAAATTTTGTTGCCCGAGGCGCTTTGATCTATAACACTTCTAAGTCCAACAAGGCTATTGCAGTGCTGGATTTTGGTGCAGACAAAACTGCTGGCACGACCTTCACGGTTCAGTTGCCTGCTGCGACGGCTAGTACGGCGCTCCTTCGATTTGCTTGAGGTAAAACATGCCTTCTTCATATACCACCTCACTGCGTCTTACTCTTCCTGCCACGGGTGAACTTGCGGGGCAGTGGGGAAGTGCTGTAAACACCGGCATCACTGAACTGCTGGATGCTGCAGTTGCAGGTACGACGACGATTTCTACGTGGGGTGGAGCAGGTGTTTCGTACACGCTGAGCAATAACAGCGGTACAGCGGACGAAGCCCGCAGGATGTTCATCGTGGCGACGGGCACTCCGGGTGAGGCCAAGAACGTCATCTGCCCTGCGGTGAGCAAGTTCTACGTGTTCAGGAATGACACGACGGGCGGCTTTGACCTGACGTTGAAGACTTCTGGTGGCGCCGGGATCGCTGTCCCAGCGGGTCAGTACAAGTTCCTGTACTGCGACGGCACCAACGTGGTGGAGGCGTTCAACTCTGCTGGGGCACTGACCCTGAGCGGAGCGCTGTCTGTGGGAGGCACCGCGACATTTGCTGCTAACCCGACTCTTTCCGCAGGAACGGCGAATCAGGTTCAGTATTTGAATGGTTCCAAGGTGCT